ACGTGCCCATTTCTTAAATTAATCAACTAAAAACCGGTCACCAAAGCTAAAAATTATTTCAATTTTGGTAATTAAGGTATCACTGCCAATCTTGGGTATAAGTGTTCCATCCGTGCCAATGTAGTTGTCACCAACCTTGTTAAACACTTCACCATCTTGGTTAATCATCATGTTTTCGGTTTTGTTATAAACCTTGCCAGAAAATAGATCCATAAAGAATTTCATACTATCCTCCATACAGTCATATTGCGTCCATTAGGACTTTTAACCCGAATGCCTGAGTCTTCAATAAAACCCTTTTCCACTAATGTAGAACGCCTAGCTCTATAAGTAGATTTGTGGGTTTGGAAGTGTTCATTCATTTGATCGTCTGTGAATCCTTTATTGCCTCGCATTGCTGCATATTCATAGACTGCTGCCTCAATATTTGGTAGGGCAAGCATGATGCTTTTGGCGGCTTCTACTGAAGTGTCTTTGGCATCTCTACGAAACATTTTAAATAAATCAAACATTACTTTCTCCTTTACTTGATGAAGCTCGTTTTTTTCTGCGTTCTTCTCGACTGACAACTTCACGAACAGTCTTATATGTTAATGAGTAGTTATGTCTAAAATGGTAAGACGGATAAAAAGTATCTTCCATTAAATCCTGACCATACATACTTAAAAACTCATGCACTAATTTAAGCGCATCTATTGCATCTTTTTCTATTTTTGCCATTTACTTTCTTCTAAAAAGCGGGGTACTCGCTGCGTCTATGTTCGTCCGGCATTACTGCCCATAGCATCCGCTTTCCCCCTAATATCAAAATGGTGCGTCATCCATGTCATCAAAACCACTACCACGAGTTTTTCGGGTGGGGGCAGAGCTTGGTCGGGCAGGTTTCTCGCCATCAAATGGTTCTTTAGCATTGAACCAACCATCCCAATAATTTCCTACGGGGGCGGCATCCATTTTGAATGAAATGTTACCTTCGTCATCAATACGAACCATTCCGCATTTCAAATAGCGTTTTTTCATTTCGCCTGTTTTTGCGTCTTTGTATTCGCCAATAGTGGCAATTGCATCTAATCGTTTCATTTACTTTCCTTTAAAGCGTCTGCTTGTTTCTTTATTGCTGATCTAGTTTTTGAGTCTAAAAGTGACCACAAAAGCTGTTTTTCTTCTGAATCTGTAATTCCAGAAGCTTCTTCATATGCACCAATTTCATCATTGGCACTCATACGATCTTTGATTGCAGTTGCTACATCGTAAACAATGCTTTCTCGTTCTTTTTTAACAAGCGAAACATCTAATGGCTTATGTTTTGGCCTGTCATTTCCTGTGGTGGCATCAAGCACATCATGCTCGACAATTTCCATGGCCGACACCCAAAGGTATCTTCTTTGGTATGTCTCAACAGCACCAATGTTTTGCACTTCATGGCAACCCTTTAGGGCAGCAGACCCCATAGGGCTTGTCAAAACGATCTGTGACAGGTCATCCATGTCTGTAATGGTCAGAGTAGCTACATCTGTGGCAAAGCTCACCACACCACACAAACCAACCTTTTCAAAAATGTTTTGAATTGTTGGCAAAAAATCACCCAACTCAAAATATTGATAACCTGCAAATTTATTGTGGCCTGACTTATTAAGTTTTATGCCTTGCAAAACTATGCGAGCTTCCATCAATTTTCTATAAACTTTCATACTTATACCTTGTGGTTTTTGAATGCATTGTCATATTCTTCCTTAATGATCTCTAACTGAGTGTTGTCATCAAGGTCTTTGAAATCTACCCAATCCATCTCACCGCAACAGACAAGCTTTTGTCCTTTAGGCTGAACGCAATATGGGCAGTACTTTGTGTAGGCGTACTCTTCTTTGTACTCAATGATGTAGTTGTTCACGAGGTCACCCTGCCGATCAATTAGGTTTTGGAGTTTCAAGTTTTTCTACTTTCTTAGCCAACAACCAGTTGTCGCCAAGATATCGGATAGAGCGAATCCATTGACGTTGGTAGCTACGAATTGTTTGGGGGGGTGCGTCATATGTTTGGAATAATTGACGTACATATTTGAGGGCGTGTGTGTTCATTACTTTCTCCTTATGACAAGATTTTGATTTCTGCATCATCACTGTCTGCAGTGACTGTGATTGTGAAATTACCATCTTTTGTTCTGATGATAATTTCTCTAAATATTGCGGTGCTAGTTTCGCTGATTGAACCAAGCTCAATATCAATTACTTTTTTGATGTCTATCTCTACCATTTTACTTTCTCCTTAGTGAAGTGAATCGTATGCTTTGTCAAAGAGGACATCACCATTCTGATCGGCTAGTTTGACTAGTTCCTCATCAGTTAGTTTTGTGCCATCTTCGTAGCAAGCGTAACTGAAGTACGCATCTGCGAAATCGGGATAATCCCTACTATCGACACCATCTACTTCAATGTCGATAACCTTTCTGCCGTTTAGTGTTGCCATTACTTTCTCCTTGAGAGCCTCTAATGTGCCATGGCTTTTAAAAGAAAAATATAGGTGTTTTCCCTAGTATCAAACAAGTGTTTTATTTGATAGGCTATTGATATGAACATCGAACAATCCGAACAAGACTGCGCTGAAGCATTACTTGCTTACGCCTATAACTTAGTTATAACTTACAACAATCACCCTGGTGACCGAGATGCTGCCATGGTTGGTTTAATAGCTAGAGCCTTAGAACTCCATGTTGAAAGACCCGTCAACATTTTTGGTATGTACCAATGAAAACAACTGACAAGTACGATCCAATTATCCAGTGCATAGGGAAGCATCCTTTCCCTACATTTACTGTGGCTGACTCTACAATTAACAGGAAAAGAGATCATTCTTTCCAGATCTATAAATGCCCCCACTGTGCGTTTTTCCACATAGGGCATTCCACCACCAATTACAAGAACTTGAAGCGTGGGAAAAAATAGGTCATAATAGTTTGAAACACGGCTAGGTTGGGCTTGATCTCCCACCCGAAAAGAGAAGTCTCCCCTCCTGCCGCAGTTTCTTTAGGGAGAATTGGAACATGAGACAGCTATGCACTACTACCAGTTCAATATTGGTGACTACAACAGTCACACCATGCACCTATCCGAAATAGAAGACCTTGCATTCCGCAGAATGCTCGATTGGTGCTATCTCCACGAAAAACCATTACCTTTTGATATTGATGAAATATCTAGGCAGATCCGTATGCGAACGCATAGCGAAAGCATTGCCATCGTATTACAGGAATACTTTGAGAAAAATGAGGATGGTTGGATAAACCTTAGAGTCATTCAAGAAATTCTTAAGGTTGGAATTAAGTCTGAAAAAGCAAGTTCTTCTGCTAAAGCTAGATGGGGAAAGAAGGATGCGAACGCATTGCCAACGCAATCCGATAGCAATGCTACACATAACACATTACCTATAACACAAGACACAAAACACAAGAAAGAGAACAAGCGTGGCTCACGCCTCGCTAAAGATTTAATTTTTCCAGAAGAATGGTTTTTGTTTTGTAAACAAGAAAGACCAGACTTAGAGCCATTGATGACTTTCAATAAGTTTCAAGATTATTGGATTTCCCAAGCAGGTCAAAAGGGCGTGAAGTTAGATTGGTTTGCAACCTGGCGCAATTGGGTCAGAAGCACCAATGCACCCAAACAAAACCCTTATGACGTTGTGAGGCTTACAGTTCCAATGAATAACAAGCCTGATGCTACTTTAGAAAAGATTAAGGCTGATGACAAAAAAGCCGTTCCCCCATCTTTAGAAGTTTTGGCAAAGATGGCAGCATTAAGGGGTAGAGCATGAAAGTTTTACCAATTAACACATTTGAAGTTGAGCCTTGGTTGCTTGAAAAACACTATGCCAAACGGATGTGTCCAATATCCTATGCTTTTGGACTTTACATTGATGAGCAATTAGTGGGTGTTGTTACTTATGGAATGCCAGCTAGTCCTAATCTTTGCATGGGTGTTTGTGGCATTGATTACAAAGACAAAGTTTTAGAACTTAACAGACTTTGTTTAAATGATGGCGTTAAAAATGGTGCTTCATTTTTGGTAAGCAAGAGTTTGCAAATGTTGCCAAAGCCAACAATAGTTGTTTCATACGCTGATACAGCTATGGGTCATGTTGGATACATCTATCAAGCCAGCAATTTTTTGTTTACTGGAACAACAAAAGAGAGAACAGACATGGCTGGTGAGGATGGAAAACATAGCAGACACAGCTTTGGCAATTCTGAAATAAGAGTTAACAGGAGTGCTAAACATCGATATGTTTATTTTGTTGGAAGCAAGTCACAAAAAAACAATCTGTTAAACCAATTAAATTACGAAGTTTTGCCATATCCAAAAGGCGACTCTCAAAGATACGACTCAGGCACTTCTGTCAAAACACAACAACTTTTATTCGTATGAACAATTTTCAATGGCCTACAAATGACTCCAGCAGAATTAGAACACTTCAAGGACTGCGAAGCGAGAGAGTGGATACGCAGGTTCAACCAAAAGAAATTGACGATTGGCTCAAGCAAAGCCTTGCTCTGGTGGCAGGGAGTGTGCGTGGACTTGGAACGAATCAGAGGAAAGTCAGATACTT